AGTGAAAAAATGATTCGCTTGTTAGGTTTACGTCCAGAATTGGGGATTATAGTTATCATACCGATAGAAATTCAACCGGAACATCCTAAATTTACTTTAACAAATTTAACCGCGCTAAACGATAGTGCACATTGGACGTTTAAACAAATAGCCGATTTTATCCGTGTACATCAAACCCATTTTTTCATACCCGTGGATGAAAAATAATGCAATACATAAACGAACCCGCTGAAATTTGGCTAACCGATCTCGAAACGACCAAAGTACCCCAATGCCAAGGACGGTTACACTCTATTGATGGCTTTTGTTGCCTAGGCCGTGCTTTTGTTGCTAATAATATTTCCCCCAATCCGTCAGCATCAAAACATAAAATTTATCATGGCAGCGGCACGGCATTAAGCCCAAAAATGATTAAACTGTTAGGTCTACGTCGAGAATTAGGTGATAAGGTGTCTATACCTCATAGATTTGAACATGAGGGGGAAGTTATTTACAGTTTGACCTGTCTTAATGACCTTGCACGTTGGTCATTCAAAGAAATAGCCGCGTTTCTCCGTGAGCATCAAGCACATTTTTTTATTCCTTTGGAAGCACAATGATAATATATTTAAACGAAGCCGCTGAAGCCTGGTTGCACGACCTAGAAACAACTGACGAACCACAATGCAAAGGCTATTTACACTCTATTGATGGCTTTTGTTGCCTAGGTCGTGCTTTTATCGCCAACGATATTCAAGCTGATGAAATTAAAAGCGTAAGGAATTTTCAGTATCACAATAGTTCTACCATCTTAAGTAAACAAATATGCCAATTATTAGGGATAAAACCGGAATTAGGCGCTAAAGTTGCAATTCATTATAATATTCGACCGAAGCATAATACTAAAAGTTACTATTCCTATTTGACAGATCTAAACGATACAGGACGTTGGTCATTCAAACAAATCGCCGTTTTCCTGCGGCGCCATCAACGATATTTTTTCATTCCTGTGGATGAACAAAATGGTTAATCGAATCAACCAAGCACTTAATGAAATAAAGATCCATAACAAAAAACTGGGTAAAACTGGCTGTCGAAAAACCCTGGTTGAATTTATCAATAACCTGTCTGACAAGGATTTCGAAGCCAATAAGCAGGAGATAGGCGAGATCTATACTTTTTTCATGGCAGGGTTACCAACAACCCCCAAAACAACCGAGCAGTGGGTCTACAAGGCGACAGCGGTCGATGATATGCGTAAATTCCTGTATGAGTGCTACTCCGATGGTGAGCATCTAGTGGGCACTGACGGCCATCGATTACACGTCCATTTTTTCACTCATTATCCAAAAGGTTTTTATGATAGCGAGATGAACGACGTATCAGCCAGGATGCAAGATTTAGAATATCCCAATTGGGAACGTGCGATACCGGATAATCCTTGCCGTGTATCGCTCGACAGTCTTGATGAGTTAACCCAATCCGTGGTGTGTGTTTTAGGTAAAGATAAAGCAGTGCTTACGTTCCCGCCAAAAATATTCGATAGTCACAATATAGAATTAGAACCCGAATCGACAGGCGTACATTTTGAAAAATTGAATATTATGCAGGCGATATCGATTATGAAAAAGCCAGCGTTCAATTTTCCTAAAAAAATCGATAGAACCACGACTGTGAAAATTGTCGATGCTGACAATATTGATCTGGTGGCCGTGGTGGCTCAGGCTCAAGTCACTTAAGGAAGCGAATGTTAAGTAAAATAACCAATTTTGAAAAGCTCACTATCTTAGAAGCGATTGATAGATGTAATGAGCTTACAGATAAGGAAGTGGAATTCATCGACGATCTGTCTGACTTTACTGAAGACTGGTTATTGAACAACAAGGGAAAAGAGAGGTTAAAATTACTCGCCATTAAATTAGAACTTAAGGAAGCGAAATGACTGATTTTGAAAACGCAACCATCCTCGAAGCATTAGCGAGAAGCGAAGAATTAACAGAATGGGAAATCGATTTTATCGATACCGTTGCTGAATACGACCATAATTACATATCACTCAGCGATAAGGAAAAAGCAACGCTCGAAGAGCTGGCCGTCAAATTAGAACTAGAAGATGACGCAGCGTAAACCGTTTTAAAACCCGTCAGTAGAGCCAGGGTTTGATTAAGGCACCTTTAACCGGGTGCTTTTTTTTTAAAATACGTGTAAACTTAATTTTGATGTCTATATTTTCCTTTTCTCCTCATTATGGTTTGTGTGTAGGTTTATATATTCATCCATTGGGCCGGACTTCTGCAAGAGAGTCGCGGCCCTTCTCTTTTGGTAATAGTTTTTTAAAAAATATACATAAAAGTAGTTTACATGTGTAAACAAGTATGTATAATAGAAACCTCAAATCAGCAACTTAAGGAAGAGAAATGTTTTCAGTACAAGTTATAAGAGGTAAAAAACTTTTCGTTATTATAGAAACTTCGTATGGAAAGAGCCAGTCGGGATATCCTCACAAAATAGAGGAAATGGCCAGGATTCTAAAATGCAATCCAGTAAGAGCTAATCCTAATTGTGTGATACTGACGACAATCCATACCAGCGATCGCGAAGTTAAACACCTATCTAGTGTGGTATTAAATTAAAACCGGAGGGGGGAGGTTGATCAAGGCACCTTTAACAAGGTGCCTTTTTTTTTGAATCAACATGACAAAAGGGGGTTATTTTAGTCGTGTTTGGTTTTTATTCAACAACTTATACCAGTAAATTACTAGGCGTTTACTGGTAAAAAAGGGATAAATTACCCCCCTCTTTACCCCTTTTACCCCATTTAATTCCCGCGTGATTCCACACCTATTTGTCCACTTCTGATCCAATTCAACACCTGACCCCGTTTTTATCCCTGAAATTTGCCCATCTTTAAAACCAATCTATACGGGTTTGCGAGATTTAGACACCTGGCCAGCTAGATTTTAGACCGGGAACCTCCGTGATGTTGTTAGGATTTATGCCGATATGGCATGTAATAGCACCATGTTTATGTTGATTATGGGTATAAATGGAATAAATGACGAACATTATCTAAAAAACCAAATAGTTAAATAGAATACAGATTTTGAAAAATAAAATCTACCCCAATTCCCCCGCAAAAAATCGTTGGAAGGGGTGTTTTATAGGCAAAAGGGGCCACATTTTTTGAATTTTTAAGATCACCTAACAGTTTTGCCTGCAAGTTTTTTGACCAGATTTTTTTCAGTTTTTTGTGATATGCAAAAAATAATTACGCGGAGAGCCGCATAGATAAAGGGCTCGATTAAGCTGAAAAATAGCATATCACCAAGACCCGCATAGACAGGGGGCTGTAGAGGATATAATTGCAGTTATCGTAAAATATTATGACAAATATCGCTGAAAGCTGCATAACCATTGGCCTGTAGCGATTTGCTATGATTATATTATTTTTCGGGGGGATACCCCCCTCCCCTTAGAAAAACCTATATAACTTTTAGTTCTAGCTTTCCTCGTTCTTAGATTTTATGAGTATAAGAAAGAACTCTCTTTTAATATAATATAAAAAAATGTGTGTGTGAGTGTGTTATATATATGGTCTATGCGGGCTGTAGCGATATTGTTGATATTGGTATCATAATATTCACAATTCCCGATTTTGAAATTTTGATTCTCGAGTTGTAAAAAATGGAAGATCAACAAAGTTGTATACCAACGAGGTTTGCAGTCGCGATGTGCAGATCTGCTGATTTGTATGAAAACGACTTGGAGTTTGTTGTTGATTTCTCAGATCACGATAGATTGGAGATGTTTCAAAGTTTGGCGATTTCTGGCACTTATGACGATTGCATCGTGGCTGCCTATTTCGGCAAAGAATTGAGCGATCAACAAATTTTGATTTTGACAGTGATTCACAAGTTAACGCAAAAGTGGGTTGTGGGGCGTTTGAGTCAAAGACTCATGGATCGGTTAGAAATGATGGGGACGTTTTTATCGAAAGGCAAAGACCTATCCGACATGACCGAAACAATCATGAGATTAATGGGCATGAATCAAAACGACGGCGGAACTCAAATAAAACGCAAATCTACATCACGGTTACAAATCGAATTTACGACCGCTGAATTGAAAAACGAAATGAAAAACGTAAGCTAAGGAATTCTCACACAAAGAGTTTTTACAAAATGACTTCAAAAGTTACGAAAGGCGAATGGGCTGACGATGTAATTGAAATTGCGATGAAATCGCTTGGTGATGCGGGCCTCGATGTGCAAGCATCCTGTCTGCAAGGCTTAGCGTTCAAAGCCGGGTTACTAGCGACAAAAAAAGCGATTGACTATGCGGTGCAGATTGAAAAAGATCAGATTTATAGAAACATGCAACGTTAACACGGAAACAAAATCCTACGGGGTTAGGCGCCGTTTTTAAGACGACACGACGTAATGCCATCTAAATTGATTAAAATCGCCGTCTACCCCCATAGAATTTTGACTGCTGCTCGATCTGGACGAAATTAACCCTGTATATTCCCCGATTCCCGCTCACCCACCCTTTAAAATTCCCTCCGTTTTAATCTTAAAAAATATTTCCTGAAAAAACTTTTAAAAATTGAATCGTTTTATAAAAAATAAAACTTTTTCGATGGCGTTTTTGTGGTTGTAGAAAATACGGATTTTATCAGTATGCTCGGAACCCTCAGAAATATTTGGATTTAAAACAACCTGTGGAAATTGAAGAATTGCTCAAACATAAGCAAACGATGGAAACCAATATTGCTAACGCGATTTGTAAGGAAATGAATCGATTCTGGCTTGCAACGAGAAGAGCACCCGAGAATATCAATATAACATTGATTGAAACTACGCAAATGGGTCAGGTACACAAAGATTATAAATTATCAAGTGTCGAAACTACGATTCCTTTGTTCCCTGAAAACTCGCGGCCTGGTAAATGATCGCTCATTTTGAATATTACGAAGATTTAGGCGACTTGTGTTGTAGTCCGCTACCATCTGGATTATCTCTTCCGGTCACGATTCAGGCTTGGCATTCACGATCGCTGAACTGTCATGATTGTAAAGTAACCTGGTTGGGTTGTTGGGATAATTTTAAATGCTCGCGATGTGGAAATGGTGAAATTCCTAAACCAATAACAGGATTTTAAAATGGATAACGATTACGAAAATGGATTGCTTTGTAAAGATGACGACGGCGTATTAGTCGACAATATGAATCGGCACGGACTTGTTTCGTTTATCGGTAAACTGGAAGCTTCGAAAACTCGCTTGCAGGAATTGTTAGATTTTTCAAGCGTGTTGAACAATGATTTAGAGATATCAAATGCCCAATTACAAGAATTGTATGAAGGGGTGAGTATCCGCCTAGAGGAAGTGTTAGACGAAAACAATCGCTTGAGTATTAGAGATGAGTAAAAATATTAGCGTTAGAACTCTAACAAAAGCTTTTATTAGATTGCCCATTCCAGTGTCACAAGATCATCCAGATTTTCGTGGCCATTATTTCATTGTCGAAGTATTAGAAGAAAGTGGTGATAATGTTCCATTGTCGTTAGTTGGTACTGCACCTAATCAAACAGTACATCATGTCAAATTAACCTTTAAACTTATACGCATGCCTGATTATTCATGGGATTGGGAACTACAGTTATGAAAGTGTTAGCAAGAGCGAACCATGGAAAATATATTTGTGAAATCGAAGTCAACGAATTGGCAAAGTTTTTAAATCGATATCGGTATGGCAATGGCAATAGTAATAAATTAACAGAATTAGCAATAGGACAAGAATTCGATTTAGCAATGGGTTATGACTTCGCCGTTGCGACGAAAAAATCGCTTGATGGGACTAAAGCTTTTATTGAAAAACATGATGAAACTATCAAAGCACTTATGAATGGTATTCAGGTTATTGCACATTTGGGCGATGATAATGATTGAATGGGTTTTGATAGCGATAATTACAACTGGCACGATATCCCATCCTGAAGGAGGAATATCAATTAGCTTTCAGGATGGTTTCAAGTCTAAAGAATCTTGTCAGGTTTTTGTCGATCGTTTGCAGGAAGAAATTATACACAACGTTCATATGATGTGTTTACCGAAACAAAATTAATTCCCGGCGCGAGCCACAATGTAAGACCAGACAAGGTAGGTAGGTTAGTTATGTTTTATTTGAGATTTGTTGGAGATAACGGCGACGAAGTTAATATTGCCTGTGTAAAATATTTTGTGTATCGGACTTATGATGATAAGAACGAAAAAACATCATACATAGATGTTCACGTTATGATGAATCAAGGCAGCAATAGACATTATGAGGATAATATCAGAGTGGGCTATTTAGATACCACAGGTATAGATTACGAATACTGTTCCTTTTTTGTTATGAACGAATCAGGTCACACGATAGATAAAATTATATTCGTTCGTCATCCTGAAGAGTAATTCCCTTTTAATATTTTGGAGCGCCCCATAATGAAAATGATCAGAACATTTACGCAATTCATCGATGCTATTCGATCCAAGCAGCAATTTCAGGTTTATGAAAATGCGCAATGGGTAGACAGTACTCGAATTAAATCTATCTATATGGGGCAACCATTACAAGAAGACGCAACTTCAATGCCTCGTTTCTGCTTTACAGCAAAAAACATTCAACATCTGGATATTTTAATGGGGCGTTCATTGCTCAGAATTAAAGAGCCAGAAATCCTTGTTTTATATGAATCTATAGACGAACAAGGCGATGAATATTGGTCAGAGAATAATGATAATTCGATATCGTATACAGGAAGAAAAATCACCGGAACAGTAGAGGCGATGAAATGAATATACTTTCTTTTCAATCTTTCATTACGAATGCTAGTTATGAATTTGAAATTCTTCATAGTGATAATCTATGGCGCGAATCCAAAAGAATAAATGATATCACTAAGGCTTTTATAAAAAATGGGGGTGTTTGTATTGATGATATTTTACATATTGAGCAATTGATAAAAAATACTTCTCTCAGAACTAAAACACACAAATCTTTAACCCTGTATCAATATTCTAACCACGGCCACGTTTATTGGGTGTCTTCTAAATCTCATCGTTGGCATGATGAGGATAAATATATGCGGTTGTACATTGTTGGCACGCCGAAAATAGGTGAACCAAAATGAAAAACAACATGATAATCATCGGCTCTTTTAAACACCTTTTAGATGTTGTTAGAAATAAAACAACGTTTGAAATTTATGTGAATAAACAGTGGGGCGAGTCAAAAAGTGTAAATGATTGGCTTTTAGATGTCGCGGGAGATGAATCGTTTAGGTTATCTTTCAATCGAGTTTTATATTTAGAGAATTTATTTCAACAACATTTTATACGAATTAAACCCGAGCCAGAAAAGGTAATTCTGTATAAATATCAAAGTAATTCCACTAATCAAATTTATTGGGCGATAACAAGATTTTTATCTTCTGATTTATATTTGAAAGAATGGGTTGAAGCCGTGCCGCAAATGGCTAAAGGTGTACATACCGTCCTCGATTGACCGTAAAAAACAGCGTGGTATTATAGAGGTCATGAATGAATTACACGAACAATTAGCAGCAATCCAACACGATATTTGGTCACATTGGCAGAAATATTTTCACTCAAAATTAGAACGTGGTTGTTATTTAGATCCAAATTATAAATATAATTTGGAAAAGCAAATAAGAACGCCTTATACTGAATTGTCAGAGAGGGAAAAAGCTAGCGACCGTGAACAAGTCGATAAGTTCTGGCCTTTGATCGAACCTCTAACTGACGAGATTATCGAGTTACGATCTTATATTGATTCGTTACTTCGTCGTCATTCTGAATATGATGCAGAAATAAACGACTTAAGATCCTTGATCAACAATCCTATAACCAATGATTTTATCGAAGGTGTGACAGTTGAAATTCCTCACCAAGAGAATCGTTGGGGAACTGATCACGATGCCGGGAAAGACCCTAGCGATTGGTTTTGGTTAGTCGGTTATTTGTCAGGAAAAGCCTTATTTTCTGCTATGGCCGGAGATGTTGAAAAAGCGCGGCATCACATTATCACAGCTGCTGCGGCATTAGGTAATTGGTTTAAGTCTTTGGAAAATGACTCAAATATGAAACCAGGGGGCAAAAACATTCCCCCGGCATCATAAAGAAGATGCAAACATGAGCGATCCACATGTACCAGAATCACTAAAACATTTGGTTGAAAGCAATTGGCATGAAGGTTATACGCTGATAATGCAAATTGGTATGGCTGAATTTGCCGCTCAAATGTTGGTTGAACAAGAGAAAAAGATAGGTGAGTTACAAGAACAAATCGCAGACTTAAAATTTGAGTTAGACACTTTTTAAGTAAAGGTTAAGTTAAGGAAAAAATTATGAGCGAATCATTATTTAGAAAAGAGTTAGAAGATTTAATCAATTCATATTCAAAAGAAAATGGTTCTGATACGCCTGATTTTATATTGGCCGAGTATTTAGACGATTGTCTTACATCTTTTGATAAAGCAGTATCAAGACGCACTAAATGGTATGGCCCTGGAGAGGAAAATCCAGTCTTTAGGTCTTGATTGGTATCCATTGACCTGGAATTTTATCGATTCAAAAAAAAGAAAATCATAGCGAATATGAAAAAATGAAAACAGAAGCCTACATTGAACGAATCGCCCGCCTTCAAAAAGCGTTAGATGAAACTAAATCAGATTTCGAGCGTGAGCATAAAAATACGATTGGTGAAAGGCGCGAAGGTGACCATAGTAGGAACTATCGCCAAATAGGCGACTGGGTTAAATTCTTTCGTAATGGTGCGATGGTGATTTCAGCAATTGAATACGTGCCGTTTAATCTATCCCCTGATGCGCGTTATCTAACGAGTGTTGGATATGTTGTCGAAAACGAAATCATTGAATCACGGACAAAGATTAAGCCGGTACAGGTTATCAGTCAAAGTCCTGTTATTGACAAAAAAGTTTTGAATAATTGGGTAACAACTGTCACTACCGGCGATGGTAATAATAAATTTTTAGATATCCCATTAAGCGATTGGAAACAAGAAGACCTAGAAACAATTAGAGAAATTGTTAGAAATTGCAAAGCGGCTGGTTACGATGGATAATATTGATTTAATTGTGATTGGCGCATTGGTAATTCTCCTTATCTTGATTGTCAGGGAAATCTGGAAAGAGAAATTAAGAAACGCGTCTTATCAAGAGTATTGTGAGCGCAAACGCAAAAAGTCAGACGGAGATTAAATGAAAGACCTAATCAAAGATCTGATTATTCTGGGGGTTATGGTCGGCTGTTTAGTTCTAGTGCTTGTCTTTTTAGGGAGCTTTATATAAATGGATGCCATCATAGGGTTGTTGATTGTTATATTTATTCTTTCGGTTGGTTTTCTTCTCTGTAACATAGTGATGTCTAAGATACTAAGAGGGCATGTTAGATTACAAGAAAGGTTAGCTATCGCTCTTAATTCTTTGAAGAATTGTTACGGGGAAGAAATTAAATTAAAAGCAGTTATCAAAAAACAAAAGCGAGTGATGATTGCTATGAGTAAAAAATTAAAACAACTGAAGGGGAAAGAAAGTGGGTGATTTTATATTGAGCTTGTCCGCCGAAAGACTTTTTATTATTAGCAGTATTCTCTGTATCGTTTCTTTGGTTTTTAGATCAATGGAAAATAAAATTAGAAACTTGACCATTGCTTTAAAAGAAGGTGATGAACATGCGACTTATTTGTGCGAAAGGTTTTATGATTTAAAGGCCGAAAATAGAAAGAATTTACAGCAGATAGCCGAATTGAAATTTAAGTTAACAAAGACACGCGACACGCCAATCGGACTTCTAAAAGACTCGGCGCTTTTTGGAGGCACCAAACAATGATCGCTACAGGGTTGCAAAAACGATACCGATTAAGAACTGGCGCGTCTACCATTTACGCTATGGCGATGACGCGAAGAGAGTACAACGAGTCAAGAGGGTGGACACTTATCAAGAACGAAAACAATAGCGACGAAGGGTATTCGGTATCTTTTAACTTAGGTGAAAATCCGCCTATCGTTGTGTGGTTTCCATCTGCCATTTTTCACGCTACTTTTAGAGAGACTTAAAGATATGAACGCTGATTTCAAATATGACCTTGGCGATAAAGCCCGTGATATCGTTACGGGTTTTACAGGCGTTATAACTTCCAGGGCGGACAATATTTCTGGATGTGATATTTACATGCTAACAGCAACTGATTTAGATGTATGCGCGTTTGACGAGGATCGGTTAACAATAATTAAAAAGAAAGCGGTTGTGATCGAGAAAAATAAAAAACCCGCTCCAATATCTAGCGCTCCCTGGCCAATTGGGCCAAAAAATAATAATCATAAGCGGCGTTAAATATGACTGAAGAATTATCAGGCGCCGTGATCAGTAACGATAAGATCTATCGTTACCATCTGCATCGTACAATCGACACGGAAGCGATCAAAGGCACGCTACTATTCATCATGCTAAACCCCTCAACGGCCGACGCCCTGGAAGATGACCGCACTATAAGAAGGTGTAAAGGTTATGCCTTGGATTGGGGTTTTGAGCGGTTAGAGGTCGTTAATTTGTTCTCTTTTCGCGCAACTGACCCCGATGAGCTACCGATTCATTTCACACCCCGACGATATGGCTCAGAACATCAACATTATGTTGATATGGCAATACAAAATGCTAACCTAATTATATGTGGTTGGGGTGGTAGCGATTTTGCTTATGATGGCGATGAGGCAGCAGATAGAATGATTCAAAAAATATTCGATTTTCAGAAAATACCTTATTGTTTGAAAATTAATAACGATGGTTCACCTAGCCATCCTTTGTACTTAAAAAAAACGTTAAAACCAATTCTATTGTAAGTGATACTGGATTTTTCAAGCCAGTAGATAATACAAAATGAATGAGTAGTATATGAATGATAAAAGGACTTTATCAGGCATCAACAATGCGGTTAATAATCGCATTCCGTTTAGACCTGAAGACTCCGACGTGTGGTACACGGTCGAAGAATGCCTAGTCAGGAAAGGCGGTGATTGCGATGACATTCAGTTAGGTAAATATCAATTGTGTCTCGCGTTAGGGTACCCGGAAAAGTCCATGTATATGGTTGCGGGTACGCTGAAAATAGGATCACTAAGGGGTGCGACGCATATGATTTTGGTGGTCGGTAAATGGGTGTTATGTAACATTTACGGCGTCGTTTCAGAAGACCGATATTTAAAAAAGTTTATGGATAAAATGTACGGCCGCGTATACTGGGAACTTAGACAATATAACCCTAAGTGGATTCGTTATCAAAGAGTGCATTCATTGGAGAAGTGGTCTCATTCGTGACAGAAAAAAGTAGTAACGCTGTATCTATTGTTGAGCTTGACACATATCAATTATGCAACGAAACATTTTCAGCCAGGGGCTTTAGATGGTCTGTTAGTGAAATAATAAAAAAGACAATCGATGATAACTTACCCGTTTTTATGGTGCCGTTAGTATCAATAGATTTGTCTATTTTACCTTGGGATGTCTATTCGTTAGATTCTTTTGCCTATCACATGGCCGCAATTCAAAACGCTGATATGAGTTATCCAATTATATTCGATTGCGCGGGTGGCGTTTGTAATGGCTATCATCGAATACTCAAGGGTGTTTTAAATCAAGATTTCGATATAAAAGCTGTTCGCCTGCATACAATGCCGCGTCATATTGACACCTATAAAAATGATAACGACTTGCATGGTACAAAAAAATCATCATGATTAAAAACATATTGTTGTGGAGTGCGTTGATTTTTGTAATGGTGCTCATGTTAGCGGTTGGTTTATTTATGGGGCTCTTGGTTTACGCCGTGTTAACAGCTCCTTAAAGGATATTTAAAAATGGTAACTTGCACAAAAACAGAAAAAGAAGTCACGATTGTTTTAGAGCTTAGTTTAAGTGAAGCGATGTTCATTAGGAAGCGTTTACAAAATGGCGTTGAGGAATTAGAGAATATAGAAACCCTGCGCACTAATATTTGGCAAGCGTTACAAGCTACAATAAGAGAGTAGATTAAAATGGCAACATATACAGTAGAGAAAACTTTAACTATCACCGTAGAACTGAGTGAAGTTGAAGCAAATTTTATTAAGAATAAACTTCAAAGACCTGTAGATGAGAAGCATTTAGAAACAGTGCGCGATCATCTTTGGAAGACTTTTCGAGATGCATTGGACGGATGATAATTAAATGAACGTTTGCGCTGAACTCTGGATACGTGACTTGGAAACTACCAACGCCCCTCAGTCAAGAGGTTCTCTGCATAACTGCGATGGTTTTTGTTGCCTAGGTCGCGCTTTTGTTGCCAATAAAATTGAGCCAGATGACTTTGTAGCTTTCACACACAAAGACCATTATTATCAAAACCAAAACTTATATTTATCAGAAAGAATGATGGATATGTTAGGTGTAAAACAAGGCATTGGCTGCGATTTTTCAATCCCGATGAATATTAGACCGGTTATTGATGGTGAACGTTACCGTTGTTTGTCGAGTATAAACGACAGCGGAAAATGGACGTTTAAACAAATAGCTTATTTTTTAAGAAAACATGCGGATCGATTTTTTATCTAGGACTAATTAAAAAATGAAGTATCACAAAAGTTCTATCACTCATGATCCAGAACAAAGCCAGTGGGGGGATTGTTTTAGAACATGTTTAGCTTGTTTGTTAGATTACCCCAACCCGCTGAATGTACCACATTTTTTTGATTTTAAAGATCGTGGATTCAGCGAGCAAGAAGCTAATAACTCTTTTGATCGTGCGAGTGAATGGCTTTTAATGAATCATCGCATGCACCATGTCATCATTCCCTGGACGTTCGAAAATTTAACACAATTGTTAGAGCATACTAATAACGCATTCCCCAACGTCACTTTTATGTTAGTCGGTCAATCTAAGATCAGTAACCATGTTGTTATTTGTAAAAATGGCAAGATTATTCATGATCCATCTAATTCAGCAGAGTCCCCGTATTTATTTGGCCCTTGTGATGATGGGTTTTGGCGCACTGAATTTTTAGTGGTTGATATCAAATGATTGATTGGATAGATTTATACATCGGATATGTGTTAGTTGTTGTATTGGTTTTTTTGTTGGTAACTGTGAAAATACGGAAGATTGATAATGTCTATAAAAGACAGGATTACATGGTAATCAATACTTTGGCAAGTTATTGTTTAACCCTACTACCGGGTGGTATTTACATTTGGTTCATTGCTGATCCTTGGTTATTTTGATGACCAAAACAAAACTCAAATGTCACAAACTTAAGAAGATCGAGATCTACCGATCGCAAGTACATACAGAGAAAATTAATCAGTGGCTGCGTAATCAGGAAGACTCGCTTTTACATAAAATCCTGTTAGGTAATAGGATGATAGGTTTAAAAATGGCAATAAAGGGGCGCTTTCAATGACTTACATAACAGAAATTATTCCACAAAATATATTTGATGATCCTGATTTAGCATGGGTTAAAGAAGCTTTTGATAATGGTCAGTTTTTTAATGTAGTGCTTGAACGTATTAAACAAGTGGAATTAAATTTTGCTAACATGCTCAAGCAGCGTGACAAAGCTTTAAACGACTTAGTTAATTATGAAGGGTTAGAGATTGTGCCGGATGATATGTTCAGTGATCCTGATTTGGTTTGGGCTAAGGAAGCTTTTGATAATGGTCAGTTTTTAACTGTCGCGCTTGAACGCCTCGAAATAGCAGAATCGAATTTTGTCGATATGCTCAAACAGCGTGACAAAGCGTTAGATGAACTTGATGTTTTAAGAAAAGCGTTTCGCAAATCATGATACGCAGGTTTATGTGTTGGATGAGATATTGTCCTGATTTCACGCCAACCGGCGTTCCCTTTGTGGTCAAATGCAACCACTGTGGTAGAGAAGAATGTCTCTATTTTTAACTGGTGATTTTAAATGAAGCTTAAAGATATGTCGATTAAACAGCTCATGCTAACGATAGATAAATCTTTCATGCGTGCAAATGAAGCACACAACGAAGGGGATAGAGCGAAAGAGAAAAAATGGCTCACTGTCGCTGAAACTTGCGCCAACCTGATAGCAGAATGGGAATAAGAATGGCCGATTGTATAAAACGTGATGCGTTAGTTTATTTGGATCTTAGCGTTGACGAAGCCGCGTTGATTCGCAACCTTTTGCAAAGTCCATCTAAATACACGGAAACTAGCGCCGGATTCGCTTTGCGCACTGATATATACGTTTCTCTGAAAAATTTATTGAAAGTTGATGGTAAAAATCAGAGTGGTATAATCTCTGATATCGAGAAAGGATATAAAATGAGTTTTTTCGAAGCTAATAGAATCGTGCAAGTTAGAGTATCTTTTGATATGGAAACAGGCAAAGAAATATTAAAAGCGCTTTCTGAATATTCTAAAAAACCTTTCGATACAGCGCTTCAAGCTAGTATTCGATTGCTTTTAAATTCTGGCTGGCCACAATCGGTATTGGATCTTTCTGAAAAAGACGCCCTATTAATATTGAAAGCTTGTCGGGAAACAAGAGACGAAAAAATTCAGAAAATAGTTAATAAAAAAAAATCAGAATCATCTGAAGCTCGTTTGATTATTTATAATGCTATAAACGAAGTCCTCAAGGTTTATCATAAATGAGCATACAACAATTGTTATGGGTAGCTCTTGCCGTTTCTATAGTGATAGCTATCATGTCTTATATTCAAAAGGGTAGAATTAAAATGGCATTGTTTATTTTTACTCTCGTTATAGCTTTTCTGGTCAATCCATATGGTTAATTCTAGGAATAAAGGCGCCAACGGCGAACGCGAATTCTGTCGCTGGCTTAGTGACAATCTAAATTTGGAAGGCGGCAAACGCAATCTCGAACAAGTGAGATCTGGGGGTGCTGATATCACAAATTGCTATCCTTTCATTTTTGAAGTTAAACGCAAACAAAAGTTAGATTTGCATTCTGCCTGGATTCAGGTTAAAAATGACTGTCAATATATTGCGTTTAATCGTGATGATGAGCCCGATTTTAATTTAATTCCTGTGGTTGCATTTAGATTTAATCATCTGCCTTGGGAATTTTTAATCAGTGCTAGTCTTATTGATTTAGATCTGGGTTTTTTGAGATTGAGTGAAAACACGTTTAAAATATGGGCGTTAAAACAAATCGATCTTTACGATAAACATTGTATAACTGCTCAGAATATAGAAGTTTATCGACGAATGATAGTTAAGGGAATTTGATGCGGCCGTGGTGTGGTCATGGTCACGCATCAAATAGGTGAGAGGGAGGTAAGTATGGCCTGCTTGAATTACTCCCTCACACTTTTAAAAAGGTAGCGGTTTATGAAAGACGCAGATGATTTTGAAAAAGTGATTATCTTTATGATTATTTGCGCGGTTACTATTATGGCAGTGATGAACGTAATTTAGGTAATTTAAATATGAATGAATATATTGTAATTCATAATTCGGATGGTGATACAATAGTCAAATCTTTTTCGAAAGAAGAATTAGAAGAACGTCTCTTAGAAGAACACTGTTTCGGGAATGCATTATCAAGTATTCCAGATAATAATGATCCTAGCTACTGGGGTGATAGTTTTTTAATTATCAAAGGTGAGGTAATCACCCCAATCATAACAGAATTCATTACCAAAATAGAGTTACCAAAATGAAAGAGAAAATTCGTTTATGGGTCAAGCGTCAAGCAGCTTTTTTGTTTACATACATATAAATGTATTAATCCCTATATGTTGGGGGATGATTTAGGTCGTCGGCGAATGAAGGTTCGATGTCGTAAGTGTAATTACGAGTCTACGCTATGAATTTGTGGCAATATTTTTTACAGTTTCTTTTTGGTTCCGCTAGACAGTTTAAATCTGCCGCGCCCGTTGTTGCCGAGATTGAACTCGAGAATGGTTGGACGATTGGCGATGGCGGGGTTAGAGATACAAAAGGGATGTTCGATCATGTTATGACCATACCTGATGTGTTTCAGAATTGTCCAGCAATAAAGGATGATGCGTTAGATGCGTTAGGTAGAAAAGCAGAAAAGGTATTATACAAACGAAATGAAGCTTCTACAAAAATTGATGGATGAAAATGCCAAACTAATTAAGAATTGGTGAATAAAGGATGATTCGCTTTTTTAAACCAGGGAATTAATTTTAACTTATGGGAGAATGAAATAATGATGAGAGTTCTTTTAATCATCATTCTCACGTTCACGGCACCACTGGTCAGTGCGTGTACTTTGTGGGGTTCAGATTGCGTCTATCTAACGAGCGACGTGGTTGATACTGAAGACATCACAATTGTGGTCGTGTTTGATGATGGCGTTGCCCATATCGGTCATCCTGATTATGGCGCGCAAAACTCAGACAGTTTTGATTACATAGATAATATTATTGTTTACAAACATGTTGATTATGGAGCGAATCGAAACGTTTCGCCCGAAGTCATGGATAATCGAATATCATGCAAACATCCTGACTATGGTGCGAAAACTTGGCGATCTGAAGATTATTTCTTTAATTCGCCGGTTTACCAACATTCTGACTATGGTGCCACTTCTAGGCTAAATCTTATTATTTAAGCCTGGAATCCAGCCAGGAAAAAACCCCCAATGGATTTAACCCCATTCGGGGTTTTTGTCGTTGGGAAAAATATGACAGAAACTATAGACCACGAATATCTTAGGTCTTCATACGGGAAACAACCTGACGTTGGTGCGTTGGATGACGAAGAGTGGGCCGAAGATAATCAGCAGATAGGTTTTGTAAAACATAAATTAACAATTCCACAAAGTATTTTTTATCAACTTACTTGCGCCAACCCATTATTTATTGGTGGTTATGGTAGCGGTAAAACATACATTAAAATTCAATGCGCCATTCGAGACTTGACGCAATTTTCATCGGGAAATGTAGCGCTATACGATCCGACCTATGATCAGATCGCTTTAAACACGGCACCCCGAATGGAAGAAGAATTGACCAATTTAAATCTCCCTTACAAATATAATAAGAACGATAAAATAATACGCACTGAAGACCACGGTGATATTATTTTTCGATCGATGAATAACCCCGAAAGTATTGTTGGTTATGAAGTTTTTAGATCACACGCTGATGAAATGGGTGTCGTACATAAAAACCATGTACAGGATGTGTGGAATAAAATCGTCGCCAGAAATCGCCAAAAAGTGCCTGTATTTGGGGATAATAATCAAAAAGTCATCGATATAAAAACCGGCAAACCTTTGCTTGAAATGAATAGAATCTGCGCATATGGAACGCCTGACGATGGCTATGGGTTTACTTACAACATGTGGGGTAAAGACCCGGCCCCCGGTTACGAATACGTCAGGGCTCCAACCTATACGAATATAGATGGCCTACCAGAAGGTTACGTCGATCAATTGCGCCGGATCTATCCGGCCGGCCTGGTTGATGCATTCATCGAAGGATTCTGGACAAATTTCACAACTGGCACGGTCTATTATTCTTTCGACCGTGACACAAATAAAACTGATTATACCGTCGCTGAAAGGGAACAACTTCACATAGGAATGGATTTCAATGTTTATCACATGGCCGCCGTCGTTGGAGTTTTACGCCGAGGCAAGCTATATATAGTAGACGAATTTATTGATTTACGCGATACGCCCGACATGATTCGCGAAATTCGAAAACGTTATCCTAAAAATAATATCAAGATATATCCAGATGCGTCGGGCAGTAGTGCAAGCTCAAAGGATGCTAACGGGTCAGATCACAAGTTGTTACGAGATGCTGGTTTTAGAATAATTGTTAATCCTGCTAACCCTTTTGTAAAAGATAGAGTTATATCGGTTAACTCTGTATTCAGTAACAATAAAGTTAAAGTTAATATCAATGTCGCAAAACAAGTGACTGAAAATTTAGAACAACAAACATATGATGTGCATGGTAAGCCAGATAAAAAATCTGGTGCAGATCACTCAAATGATGCGTTGGGATATTTAATCAATAAATTGTTCCCAGTAAAACGAATGCAGATAAAAACAGCCGGAGTAAAAATGTTATGACAACTATTATCGAAAAAGTATCGGTTAGACACCCGCAGTATAAAGCGTTTATTTATGTGTGGCGATTGGTGCGAGATTTTGTTGGCGGGTCTGCATCTGTAAAGAGAAATAACGTTTTGTATTTGCCTATGCCTGGTGCAATGGTCGATTCTAAATCAGAACCCGGTGATGCCGTCGTAAACGAGACAAGACCACCTAAAGAAATTGGTGGCTTTGAACCTTCGTCACGGAACGAAGGTATTAGTATAATCAACGATTCCGTGCCGTGGTATTATCCTACTAACAGAAATTATGAATCATATTTACGTCGTGCCAGGGTACCCGATATAACAGCATTTGCTTTGCGCGGGTTGTTAGGTATTGCTACGAGTAAACCGCCTTCGATTGATCTACCTTCTGAATTAAAATACTTGATTGATGATTCTACCAATGACGGTTTTAGCATCTATGAATTATTCGCCTTTATGGTAGGCGAAATCATGCAATCCGGCAGAATTGGTGTGATGTTAGATACAACGATAGATAACAAATTCAAGATTATGTTGTATAGCGCTGAAGCTGCGATTAATTGGAATACTGAAAGCGAAAACGGCGAAAACACCCTCAAGTATGTTGTCTTGTTAGAAGACGAATTAGATTTAGAATCTGACAACATTTACGCACATGAAGTGAAAAGTAAATATTTAGTTTTACGAATGTATAATCCAGATCCAGAAGATGATACGGAAAATAATCCTTTAGTACCTGGTTTTATAGTTGATGTTTATCGAGAAGATCAAAAAGAAGATTATCCACTTGAGATTAACCAACCCATTATTTTTAATCAAGTGATAGATGAAATTCCATTTATTTTTGCCGGTAGCATTGACAATACTGCTGATTGTGATGAGTCGCCGTTGCAAGGTGTGGCGGATATCGCTTTACAGATTTATATGAAAACTGCTGATTTAAACAATGCTGAATTCATGACTTGTAACCCGACATTATACGTCACGGGTGTAGACAAACCCCCGTCAGCTACAGGATCTAATATTGTTATCGCGTTGCCTAATCCCGAGGCAACAATGGCTTATACAGAAACTGATACGTCTGGATTGTCTCATGTTCTTGAACATATCATTAGTTTACAAGAAGAAGCCGCCGCGTTTGGTGCGACCTTGTTAGGTGCCAGGAAAAAAGGCGCAGAGTCCGCCGAAGCCGTAAAAATCCATCGCTCTGTTGGCGGCGCCACGTTACAATCTGCTGTCGTTAGTGCATCGAATGCGATTGAGAAAATTTTAAAAATGGCGGCGCGATGGTCTGGTAAAAATGATTCTGAGGTTTCTTTCGTTGCCTCAACTGAATTCGCAAATTCTAGTTTAAGTCACACGGATATCGCAGCTCTGTTAAGTTCATATTTAAGTGGTGCTTTATCGTTAGAGGCACTTGTTGAACAGCATAGGAAAGCGGGTATTTTACCTGATGGTGATACAGTTGATGACGAAATGGAAAGGTTAGAAAAACAGATGGTAAATATTGAAGACGAAGATTTATCAACGGCGGAATAATATCATGACTGAAATAGTAGATATTTTAGATCATATGCAACATGTCGTAATTGAAGATATTGAAGGGGATCAGCATGTCATACCTTCATGCGTGATAGAAAGAATAATCAGCGGATCAATGGAAATTGAAGAATTAGAAGAATGGAAAATAATAATAAGAGCTGTACTTGAAGATTGGTTTAATTCGTTAGAATTGAGGGATTGAAAAAATGTCAGAATTAGAAACAGTGAAAAATGTACTGCGTTGCGAAACAACTAACAATCCTTGTGGGTATGATGCTTTTCAAAATGCTAAAAGGAAGACTAACGATCTTTGTTATTGTGATACATGCGTGAAATGGTGGAATTTATTAACAGAATCAAAGGTGAGTAGAATATGAGCGAACATTTTTGCGATGCGCGCAAACAAATACATCCTGTCGCTGTTCCTAGCGGGCCGGATCATTGGATGACGGATAGATGGGATAGAGAAGAATCCTTTTGGCCGGAACAATTTTTCAAACCTCGTACATGTTCCTATTGTGGTGGCATTAATCCTGAAGATCTAGTCACGTTGTTAGACCTTGGATGGGAAATCGAAGATACGAGGAAGCCGTACAAAAGGTATTTACATCCGCCTGGACATACTCTGGCTTTTCAACAATGGATGAAAGTAGGATTGCAACTTACTCAATTCCCGATTAAAAGTCCATCACCCCAGTTGAAAGTTTATGCGTATCATTGGGATGTCGATGCGGTTAACGAGAACATATATAAGTGTAATAAAATAATAAGAGATTTTAATGAAACACTCTAACGCGATTGATCTATATTTACAGCATCAAGTGCATATTTCACAATACACTAGTACTGAAATAGTGACATCGCTTAGACAGTTGGAAAGGATACAAAATAAAATAATTGAACGATTGAATAATTTATCATTGCTATCTGGCGCGACTAAAAAAAGATTATTACATGAACTTAGCGGAATTGTTGGCCTTTTAAAAGACGGTTACAAAGAAATAGGTAGAGATTATGCTAAATCAACCTCTAAATTTTTACTTTCAGAAAGCGGCTGGCAAAGTCAAGCTTTGTCTGGTCTCGCTGAAAGTGAAGTTGCTATCATTTCTATTCCAGAAATCGCAGGATTTAAAACACTGGACAGATTCGAGGGAAAGACTTTCCGTGAGCATCTTTCTCATTTGGCCCGTCGTGACTCTCGCTTGCTGCGTCGAGCTATTGTTGATGGTGTTTCATTGGGTCGTTCTAACGCTGTCATTGCTGACGAAATTGCCGGGTCTCTTAAGATGGGTAAAAGAGACTTACAAACTCTTATCAGAACGGGAATCCAAAGCAATGCGGCAGCTATTAAAGATGCTTATCTTGATCAATATAGTGATGTTATTGCTGCTGTTTACTGGATGGCAACTTTGGACGGAAGAGTAACAGTTATCTGTAGAACGCGCGATGGTTTGAAATATACTGCTGATACTAAACAACCGATTGACCATGGGGTGGCATGGATAGGTGGCCCGCCTGCGCATTTTAATTGTCGTAGTGTCGCCGTGCCGATAACTGCAAACATTGAAGGCAGTCGTGCCGGGTTTGATTTTAATAAAGAATCACGCGGCAAACCAAGGTCGTCTATTCGCGTTGATACTGATGCAAACAATAAATTTAAGTCTGTGCTGTCGAAGGGGGAACATGCTAAAAACAAGTCTAAAAACATGGGGAAAGGTAGACAATATTCTGCTAACCTGGAATTCAAAGACTGGTTTAAAACTCAGCCCGCTTGGTTTCAGGATGAGTACTTAGGTAAGAAAAAAGCGCGACTCTATCGTCGTGGTGGGTTGACTCTGGAAAAGTTTTCAGAAAAAGCCAGTAGATCGTTAACATTAAAAGAGTTAGAGAAACTTTATCCCCGACAATGGGAACAAGCTTTTAGTTAATTACACAAGGGAACAAAGCAATGCGTAAATTTAAAAGATCTAAATTTGGTAGTAATTTTCGAAACAATCAAATTCCGTTTGGTGCGTTAGGCCACGGATTAGATATCGTTAGTCCTGTGGGCATTAATTTTGAAGGTGATGGCGATGGCGGGGGTGGTGGTACCGGTGATGGTGATGAACCTAAGCCAATAACAAAGGATGAAATGTTAAAAGCTATTTCCGATGCTGTTTCAGAAAACACTTCAAAATTAACCTCTGATTTTGATGAAAAAAGGAAAACACTGTTAGCTGAAACAAAAGCAGCAAAAGAAGCCGCAAAGCAATTTGACGGTATGGATATCGAACAAGTTAAAAAAATGCTTTCTGTTTATGAAAACGACGAAGAGGCAAAATTAATTGCTGACGGAAAAATCGAAGAGGTTATCGATAAAAGAGTCGAGCGAATAAAAGCGGATCATGAATCTGAAAAAGCAACCTCGGTTTTGGAACTTGAAACGGTTGTTAAAGAAAGAGATAACTATAAAACAATGTACGAGGACAAGTTGGTTGATATTCAATTCAGAACAGAAGCCGAAAAAGCGGGGGTTTTACCAAAAGCAATCGATGATGCAGTTAGACGGGGAGCCGATGCTTTTAAAATTGATACTGCTGGGAATCTGGAAGCCAGGGACGCTAACGGCGAGTTGGTCAAAACAGAAGCGGGTGTGTTATTGAGTCCTAAGCTTTTTATTGAGCAATTAAAAACGACTCATCCGTATTATTGGCCTCAAGGTCAAGGCTCTGGTGCGACCGGTGCGACTGGTGATGGCGGCGGCACTGGCGATACAATACAAAACAGGATGAATGCTGCGGCTAAAAGTGGAGACATGACCCTATATGCAAAATTGAGAAAGGAAAAAAAGAAAAACGCTTAAAAATGGTTTTTTAATTGAAAGAAGGGGTATGGTTTTAAATAACATATCCCTTTACTTTTTTCTCATTTTAATTTAGTATTTTCGCTTATCGTATGCGAGCTATGGCGCTGGATATTCCGTTAGACTGGTTTTAACGAGGGTCAGGTACCCGATAGAGTAATCAACTATAGTCGAATGTGGGGCGGGTCGCCCACTATCTAATTTGACCGGTTTCAATTTGGATACGTTTATAAAATTGTTGGAATTTTCCAACTTTATAAATGTGTCCTTGGAAATATCTTCTCAGGATACTTAATTATTATTCTGGAGAAGATAAAAATGCCAAATGCTTTCGAAGAAATAGATTGGATCGCTGCCGAAGCGCTTTCAGTAATGTCTGATAATCTCATTATCGCCCCCCTGGTTTCAATGGATAAATCATCTGATTGGAACACTGTACCTGACGGTTATGCGAAAGGCGATACCATCCGCATCAAAACTGGCCCTGATTACGAAGCGAAAGAATTCGCTGGTTCCATTTCTATTCAATCCGTGCGTTCATCCAGTCGAAATATGAAGATCGAGAAGCATTTTGACATATCTGTTGAATTGACGTCAAAAGAAATGGCCCTTGATTTTGAGGGTTTTATCAACGAAGTAATCGCACCTTCAGCCATTCGTCTCGCTGAAAAAGTGGAAATCTACACGGCATCAAAAATACTAGATGCTCATGGTTTGTATCATTCTGCGGTATTGCTTGAAACTTCTGCCGATGTTGCGCTGGCCAGACAGGCCGCATTACTCCAACAACTGAACCCTGGCAATCGATTCTGCCTGGTTGACGATACCTTGGAAGCCAAACTATTGGGTAAGGATTGGTTTAACCAAAGCCAAACTCGCGGCGCTGACGGTGAAACAACTTTGCGTACTGGCCAAATGGGATCGGTGATGGGAATGGACTTTTTTAGTTCTGTCAATTTCCCTTCAACTGATGCTGCCGCTTCGGGTACTTATAGTTCTGGTACAGGCGTTACAAACAACGGTGCAGGTAATTTGGTGGGCGAGAAGACGCTAATCACTACCGCAGTTGTTGGCGGATTGACGGCGGGCGATCATTTGAAAATAGCAGGCGTCAAACGCCCTATAGTAGTCGCGTCCAATGTAGCGGCCCTTGCAACCTCTATTCCTTTAGTTGACCCCATCACGGAAATAATCCCTGATGCGACGGCCATTAGTGTGATTGGTTCAGGTTTAGCTTATGTGAAACGTGGTGCGATTTTCGATGATAAATCGTTGGCGGTAGCATTCCCGATTCTGGATTTACCGGGTGATCAAGTCGCCTCTGTACTTTCGGCGGGTGGTGTGAGTATCCGTGTTGTTCGCGGTTATAACATGACCGATAAAAAGACAACCATGTCAATGGATGTTTTAGTGGGGGCTGCTTGTTATGAACCCCGCAGAATTACGTTGTTATCTGACGACGTTTAATAAAAACCGATGAAAAATCTAAGGCATTAAAAACGTCTTAGATTTTTCATCATACTTGTAACAATTTAACTAGGTGAGAATTTCAAAATGGCAAAAATGTATAAAGAAGGGGTTGTGATCAATGCAGATCCTTCGCAATTTAAAGCGATGGAAAATGCAGGATGGTCGCGCACTGAACCTGAAAATTTCAGTGAAGCTGCGGAAGCGCACCAAGCTGAATTGGCAAAACAAGCTGAATCTGATCGGTTAGCTGCCGAGGAAAAAGCAGCAAAAGACGATCCGAATAATGATTCGGGCGTTGTAACTTCTGACGAATAAAAATAGGTGATTTATGTCAACCGTAATTTTTTACAACAAAACAGGAAACCCTGTCGAATGTAACGACACGCCAGAGGATAAACAGGCGATGGAAAAAGCAGGCTTCACACTCGATGACCCTACATTAAAACAAACAAAGAAAACTACCAAAAGAGTACGCGAGGATTAAATGCCTAACCTGCCTAAGTTACCTGTTACCTATGTTACGTTAGCTAATGCCGAAACTGTAAACACAGGCGACGCAACTTGGGACGCAGGAAATGATACTACTAAGGGGAACGCGTTAAGTCATGCGCGTTCTTTTATCGATTCGAAATATACTTTTTTCTCTGCTGTAGACGAAGACGACGCACCATCTGAGATTCAAATGGCGAATAGTATTTTGGCTATTGAGCATTTGAAAGGTTCGCTTTTTAATGAGCCCGAAACAAATATTTTAGAGAAGACAATAAAAGCAGGTATCACAACAAGGCGCAAATTCGCACGCGCGGATAACGTGACTTCCGTGATCGATCCTTATCCGGCCGTGACTTCGATGCTCTCTCCATACTGCGTTTTAAACTCGAGCACTAGCCCAAAAACTTCTAACGTTTTAAGAGCTTAATAAAATGCCGTTAACGTTATATCAAGAAATCACCCAAGATATTCAGGAAGCATTTGACGATGACTTGGTGGGCGCGATTTCTACATTTAAAATTTATTCGCGCGATGATTCGGCAGGATATAACGCAAATACTTCTGGTGTGGTTCAAGGCACAAAAAATTATTTCACAACCAACATTAGTGGCGTCGTACAAACTTTAGGTACTTGTCGAGGCGTTCTAACAGACAAAGAAAAAGACAATGAAGCGGATGCCATAAATTACAATTACAAAGTTCAAGAATTATTAGTTTTAGATTCAGAATTGGGGGCGCCTAGTTTTGAAATGGATAGTTTAAAATATTACGTTGATATAAGTGGCACTGTTTACGAGATCACTAAGGCTTCTGCTGACGCGGTAGGGGCGACGTTTAAATTACTGATCAAAGAGGTTCAAGATTCCGTAATAGCGCCAGTAGCACCTGATATCGTTTCCCCTGGCGTTGTGACCAGCTTTGTCGCGGCTTCTGGTGATGAACAAGCACTAATGAGCTGGGTTAATCCCACTGATTCAGATTTTGAAGGTGTGATCATCCTTCACAAAATTGGATCATTTCCAATAGATAGAAATGACGGCACCCTGGTTTACAACGGCGGTGATGAAACTGCTTTTACAGATATCAATTTAACCAACGATATCGAGCATTTTTATTCGATTTTCGCTTATGATTCAGTACCTAACTATTCATTAGCGGCGCAAGATTCGACTATTCCGGCAGATGTTACGGCACCTAGTTCACCCACTAATTTCGCCATTGTTTCTCAATTTTCTAACGAACTTTCGCTTTCGTGGGTCAACCCTACTGATTCAGATTTCGCAGGCGTAACAATTCGTCGAGACACGGTAAGCGCTCCGGCAACACCTACGGCTGGCGATTTCGTTTATACAGGTACGGATACTTCTGTAATCGATGCAGGTTTGACAAACGATGTCGAATATTTTTATTCGATCTTTGCTTTTGATGAGATTCCTAACTATTCAACCATCGTCAGCGCTTCGTATACGCCGATTGAGCATTTTTTGGCATCATGGACTACTACGACGTCAAGCGAATCTATCACCCTGCCGTTAATGAGCACGGGGGTATATAGCGCGTTTGTTGATTGGGGAGACGGCACTGCATTACAAGCGATCAACGCCTGGGACGATGCAAACGCGAGCCATGTTTATGCGAATGCGGGCGTTTACGATGTTAATATTATAGGAACTATCGAAGGTTTCAGATTTAACAACGTTGGTGATAAAACAAAAATTAACGTGATTAAAACGTGGGGGCCATTAAAGCTACTTTCTGATTCCTGGTTTTATGGTTGTACCAATCTAACAATTACAGCAATGGATATTCCTGATATTACTGCTGTTACAAATATGCAAAGCGCATTTAAAGATTGTAATTCAGTAACCACTATACCAAATATGGATACTTGGAATATAAGCGCTGTAACTAGTCTTTTTGAAACATTTTATAACTGCGCAGTTTTTAATCAAGATTTAAATTCGTGGAATACCGGGCTAGTAACTTCGATGAGTAATACTTTTAGAAGTTGCCCTTTATTTGATGGCAATATTACATCATGGAATACGATTAGTGTCACAGATATGTCGTTAATGTTCAATGGAGCATCTGTATTTAACCAAGCGATCGGAAGTTGGAATGTCAGTTCTGTAAATGTTATGAACCAGCTTTTTGATGGTTGCTCTACTTTCAACCAGCCGCTCGATAGTTGGGTTGTCAGTGCAGTTACTCGAATGGATAACATGCTCAGAAGTTGTTTAGTTTTCAACCAACCTCTGAATAGTTGGAATACAAATGCTGTAACAAATATGCAAGGCATGCTTAACAATTGCCAAGTGTTCAATCAACCACTCAATCTTTGGAACACTGCTCTTGTAACTAACATGGCTTTTATGTTTAACAATTGCCTGGCGTTCGATCAATCTTTAGATAACTGGAATGTCGGCGCTGTTTCATTGATGAATAATATATTTGAACTTTGCGCTGTTTTTAATCAAGATTTAAACAGTTGGAACACTGTTAATGCGACTAACATGTCAGCAATGTTCAACCGCGCACTAGTTTTCAATGGTGATATCACGAGCTGGATCACTAGTTCCGTAACTGACATGTCTTTTATGTTCAACGGTTGTACTGTATTTAATCAGCCAATAGGGAACTGGACTACAACTGCATTAACACAAATCCAGTATATGTTCAGGGATGCCGTAGCGTTCAATCAGCCGCTCAATCTTTTGAACACTAGTTCTGTCACTAATATGCAATTTATGTTTGATGGCGCAACTATATTTGATCGAGATATTAGCGACTGGGATATATCGTCAGTCGTTGATATGCAAATTATGTTCAATCAAAATGCATTGTCAATCCCCAACTACGACGCCTTGTTAGATAGTTGGAGTAAACAAGCAACCCAACCCAACGTTATATTTGGTGGTGGCAATTCTATTTACGCCCAATCTAAAGCAGTCATTGGTAGAGCTGCTTTAATTACTAATGGCTGGACGATAACGGACGGTGGGGAAGACACAAACGATCTATTTATATCTACCTTCACAACAACGACGGCAAGCGAGTCTGTAACTTTTCCATTAGATAGTTCAGCGACCGGGTTAAATTTCACAATCGATTGGGGAGACGGAACCATATCAGCTCCTATAACAACCTATAACGATGCAGCGTTATCTCATACATACGCTGTAGCGGGCGATCATGTAATCTTGATCGACGGAACAATTAAAGGACTACGTTTTAATAACGTTGGTGATAAAACAAAATTTTCTCATATAGGTCGTTGGGGAGAATTGGCTTTATTGAGTAATGCTTGGTTCTATGGCTGTTCAAATTTAAAGATTTCAGCTACTGATATACCTGATATTAGTCTAACGACAACTATGTACTCTGCTTTTAGAGATTGTACCTTAATAGACACTATCCCTAATCTGGAAACGTGGAACGTCGCACATATAACTCTCTTACATTTTACTTTTTCATCTTGTTCAAATTTTAATCACAATATTGATGCTTGGAATATAGGTTCTGCTACTACGCTTAGCAATCTTTTTAGTAATTGCTTCAAATTTAACCAGCCGCTCAATAGTTGGAATGTTAGCGCTGTAAATGCGATGAATTCTATGTTCAATGGTTGTATTTTATTCAACCAACCGTTGAATAGTTGGATAGTAACTTTAGTTACTACCATGCAAAGTATGTTCGCCGGTAGCAATTCGTTTAATCAACCACTAAATCTCTGGAATGTCAGTGCCGTTACCAATATGACAAGCATGTTTGATGGTTGTTCGGCATTCAATGGCGACGTTACAAGTTGGGTGACAACTTCTCTAACAGAAGTATTAAGAATGTTCAGAGGGTGTGCTGCATTCAACCAGAATATTGACGGCTGGAATGTAAGTTTGATAGCTAGCAATATGCAAGAGATGTTCAGCGGGTGTACTGTTTTTAATCAGAGTCTTAATAGTTGGAATGTTAGTTTAGTTATTTCATTCAAACAAATGTTCCAAAATTGTGCCGCTTTCGATGGCAATATTACTAGCTGGGTTACTACTGCTGCGACAGATCTACAGTCAATGTTAAGTGGATGTTCAGTTTTCAACCAAGATATATCAGGCTGGAATGTTTCGTTAGTTACAGCTATGAACTCGATGTTTAATTCATGTTCGCTGTTTAATCAGCCAATCGGGGTCTGGAATGTTACTTCTGCCATTACAAATATTGATAGTATTTTCATCTCATGTTCTGTATTTAATCAACCAGTCGGAAGTTGGGATGTTTCTAACGTTACTCTTATAGGTTCGGCATTTAGAGATTGTACTTTATTTAATCAAGACTTGAGCAATTGGAATTTCAGTTCTGTAACAAATATTGGCGACTTCCTTAAGAACGTTACTTTGTCCATTCAAAACTACGATGCATTATTACTATCGTTAGATTCTCAAACTTTACAACCTAGTTTAGTTTTTAACGGCGGTCTTTCTAAGTATGCAGCCAGCGCTGCCGTGATTGCTCGAGCTAGTTTAATATCTAATGACACTTGGACAATAACGGACGGGGGCGAAGACCTCAATGATTTATTTATATCAACCTTCACAACAACCACAGCATCTGAATCAGTAACGTTCCCACTGCATAGCTCAGCTACCGGTTTAAATTTCACCATCGATTGGGGCGATGGAACTGTAAGCGCACCAATTACCACCTACAACGATGCTGCCTTGTCACATATATACGCAGTTGCCGGTGATCATGTCATCCTGATCAATGGAGTGTTTAAAGGAATAGTCTTCGGTAATACGGGAGATAAAACTAAGTTCTCTCATATAGGAAAATGGGGCTCGTTAGAATTACTTTCAGATAATTGGTTTAACGGATGTAATGCTTTAATAATAAGCGCAACTGATACGCCTACAATTGGTACTACCAGCTTTTTTGCAATATTCAGTTCTTGTTCAGCTTTGACAGACGTTCCCAATATAGACACTTGGGATATCTCTTTAGTGACTTCTTTACAATCTGCATTTAATGGCTGCCTTGTATTTAATCAATCTCTTAATTCATGGAATACAATTTCTGTAACTAACATGTCATATGTGTTCTTTAATTGTTTTGCGTTTAATCAAGATATTAATTCGTGGAATGTTAGTTCAGTAACTACCATGAACAGAATGTTTACCGGGTGTACTGTCTTCAACCAACCGCTAAATAGTTGGGTTGTCAGTTCGGTAACTGCCATACCCTTGATGTTCAATGATTGTATAGCTTTCAACCAACCTTTGAATTTGTGGGATGTTAGCGCCGTAATTGATATGTCAACCACCTTTAAAAACTGTCAAGTTTTCAATCAAGATATTAATTCGTGGAATGTCAGCGCTGTAACATTAATGAATAGTATGTTTTTCGGATGTGTAGCGTTCAATCAACCTTTGAATACTTGGGTTACTACATCGGTTACTGACATTAATAATATGTTTTTTAATTGTACTGTCTTTAATCAAGACGTAAATAATTTCAATACCTCCCTAGTAACCAACATGGCAGCTACATTCAAACAATGTACTGCGTTTAACAAACCCCTAAACCTATGGAATACTGGACTCGTGACTAACATGTCTAGTATGTTCAGAGATTGCCTAGTATTCAATCAAGATATCAGTAGCTGGGTTGTTAGCGCTGTTACGACGATGAATTCTATGTTACAGAATTGTTCTGCTTATAATCAACCTCTTACTTGGACTACAACTGCTTTAACCGATATAGGTTTTATGTTCAGTGGGTGTACAGTATTCGACCAACCGCTCAATAGTTGGAACGTTAGTTCAGTTACTGTATTTCATAATCTGTTTACATTTTGTTCTGCTTTCAATCAACCATTGAATAGTTGGAATGTAGGGTTGGCAACAACATTCTCTGCTATGTTCCAGTCATGCGTATCTTTTAATCAAGACTTAAACAGCTGGATTACAACAAACGTTACTACCATGAACAGTATGTTTGAAAGCTGTTCAGTTTTTGATGGAAATATAACAACGTGGAATGTAAGTAAAGTTACTGACTTCACAGAGTTTTTACGGAAAGCTTCTGTATTCAATCAAGATATAAGTGGATGGGCAATTAATGCATTGACTAATGTCAACATGACGTCAATGTTTAGAAATGCCTTGTTATTTGATCAAGACTTAAGCGCTTGGGATATGTCCCAAGTAACTGCCGCTTCGACAATGTTCTTATACGGAACACTGTCAATACAGAACTATGACAATATGTTAGTGGCTTGGGATGCTCAAGTTTTACAACCTAACGTTGTTGTCCATTTTGGCAATTCTAAATACTCATCGATAGCAGCCGGAAACGCCAGGGCGAATATGATCGCTGCGGATGGATGGACAATAACCGATGGCGGCCTAACAAGCTTCGATAGTACTTGGACAACAACCACGGATAACCAATCGGTTTTACTTAATTTTGCAAATAGCGCAGTAGATTTTAATATCGATTGGGGCGATGGAAGCGATAACGATATTACAGTCTACAACGACGCAGCGTTAAACCATCTCTATGTCACTGCTGGCACTTTTAACATAGTGATCCGAGGCAAGATGGGTGCGTTGAATATGCGTTTTGCCAGCAATACAGAGATTGATGTTATAACTAGATGGGGGCCGTATGATGTCGTTAGTAATCGTAACTTTTGGGGGTGTTCAAATTTAACGATTACAGCTACTGATATTCCTGTGATTTCATCAATTGATTTATCATCAATGTTTGTTAGTTGTAATTCTATAACAACTATTCCAAATATCTCAGATTGGAATGTTTCAAATGTTATTAGTTTTGAATCAATGTTTCAAAGTTGTTGGGTGTTTAATAGTCCGTTATCAGGGTGGGATACATCTTCTACAACTGTACTAAAGGGTTTATTTTTAAATTGCTTAGTGTTTAATCAGCCATTAAATACTTGGGTGACTGGTTCCGTAACTAATATGTCAGCAATGTTACAAGGTTGCTCTGCATTCAATCAAGATATATCAGATTGGAACGTATCAAGCGTAACCACTATGTCAACAATGATGGCCGGCGTTACTTTATCAACTGCAAACTACGACGCCGTGTTGATTGATTGGGACGGACAAATTTTACAACCTAATGTCGTATTTGATGCAGGTAATTCTAAATACACTGGCGGGGGCGTTGCGGCAACGGCTCGCGCCAATATGGTCACTAACGACCTGTGGACA